AAACCCCTGGCCGTCGGCGGGATCTACGTCGGGTTCAATATATCAAAGTCGTCTCTCGACATACTAACGATGAAAGACTTCGCGCAACATATAACCGAGAAGATGTACGGCGACGGCTGGACGCGAATCAAATCCGAGTTGACCCTCGGAGTCCTCGGTGGGAAGACGCCGCAGGAGGTGGCAAAGGCCATCGGGATGAACCTGACCGACCCGTCGATATTCGGCTCGCTTAACGCCCGCGCCGAGGCGATAACCAAGACCGAGATGGGCCGCACTTTCAGCATGGCCGCGCAGTCGAGGATGACGGAGGCCGCAGGACATGTCGAGGGGCTTGAAAAACAGTGGGTTCATGCCGGGCATCCGAGGATGGCAAGACCGCTGCACCTCGGACTCAACGGCATCCATATCCCGGTAACTGAGCCGTTTCTTGTGGGGAACATTGCGATGATGTACCCGCGCGATCCCAAGGCGCCGTTGGGCGAGGTCATAAACTGCGGTTGTGACCATGTGCCGTACCATGCAAGATGGAACTAACCTAAAAAAAGGAGGAAGCAGATGGCGGAGAGAATAGACGCGAAGTTGCTCAAGGGACTCAGGTACAGAACCTCGGAAGGGAAGAGAGTCAACGAGGACGGCAGGAACGTCATGAAGTATGCGCCTGTCGAAAGACCGATGAGGCAGGAGGACGTCCTCGATTGGAAGGACAACGGTCAGACCGTCACGATGGTCACCGCCGACGGCCAGAAGCTCACCGTTGAAAAACCGACGGGAAAGGAGTAACGGGATGCCGACGCCGAAGACCACAAGGTTAACATCCGGCATACGCCTTTGCGCGGCAGTAGGCGACGCAGGGGCGGCGGACTACGGGTCGCGGTGGGAGGTTCGTGTCGTGGACTTCGGCCCGGACAAACAGGGCTTAATCTACTGGGACCCTGCCGCGCTCAAGGCGGCCATGCCGTTGTATGAAGGGGCAAAGGTCTTTGCCCTGTCCGAGGCACAGCACCAGGCGACCGCGCATCCCTACGGCAAGAGCGTCCGCGACCTCGTCGGCTGGATCGACGAAGTAAGCGCGGACGAGACAGGCTTTAAGGGGTATTTCAACATCCTTAAATCCGCGCAATGGCTCCGCGACGCGATGGTGGACGCTTGGGGGCGCGGAAAGAAAGACCTGATAGGCCTGTCAAACGACGTAGGCGGCACAACCACGACAAAGGTCGTGGCCGGGAAGACGATGCGCGCGCCGCTTGTAATCCATAACGTGACCATAGACGTAGTGTATGACCCCGCCGCCGGCGGAGGATTCGTAAGAATGGCTGCCGCTATGGCAGGCCAAATGGAGGAAACAATGGAGAAGATGTTAGCAGCCCTGAAGGAGAAGAGGCCCGACCTCTACGCATCCATCGAGGCAAAGGTGAAAGACGGAAGCATAACCGAGGACGAGGTGATGGAAAAGCTCAAGGCCGCGATGGCCGTGCCTGCTGTTGTTTGTTCTGCCTGCGGCGGGGCAGTCGATGCCGCGAAGGACAACTTCTGCCCGGCCTGCGGCTGTGGTCTTAAGGCTGCGCAGGGTAAGGCCGGCGACGGCCATGACGCAAAGCTCAAGGCCGCGGGAAGCAAGGCCGACAAGGGAAGCCAGGACGCAAACATCACGGCCTCGCAGAAGGCGTTGGACGAGACGCGGCTGATAGCCTGCGGGCTGACGCTCGACAGGGAACTCGGTAAATCCCGCCTGCCGGAACTCTCACAGGAGAAGCTCAGGAAGTCCTTCGAGGGCAAGCCCTTCGCCACGGAGAGCCTTACGGCCGCCATCACGGGGGAAAAGGAGTATATCGACAAGCTCATGGGCGCCGGTTCGATAACCGGCGCAGGCGGCGTGAGCATCACGGAAGAAGACCTCGACAAGAGGGCGAAGATGTTAGACGACTTCTTCGAGGGGAAGGTAGCATCCATCAAGGCGGCGTATGTGAACCTCACCGGCGACGCGCTCGTTACCGGGAGGCTGACCGCCGCCAACAGGCTGCGGGCGTCCATAGACTCCGGCTCATTCCCGCTCATGCTCGGTGATTCAATCACGAGGCGGATGGTGGCGGACTATAAAGCCGCGGGGCTGAGCGACTGGAGAAAGATAGCCGATGTCGTGCCGCTCGCTGATATGCGGACGAACAGGCGCGTCAGGATGGGCGGTTACGGTGACCTGCCTACAGTCGCCCAGGGTGCACCCTACGCCGCGCTTGGCACACCCGCTGAGGAAGAGTCGACCTACACTCCGTCCAAAAAGGGAGGCACAGAGGAAATCACGCTCGAGGCCATCAAAAACGACGACGTCGGCGCGATAAGGCGCATACCGACTAAGCTCTCAAGGGCCGCAGCGAGGACGCTTTATAAGTTCGTCTTTAACTTCCTCGCCTCGAACTCTGTGATATACGACTCAAAGGCGCTTTTCCACGCCGACCACGGCAACCTCGGCTCAGCCGCCCTTGACGCTGCGTCCTACCTCGCGAGAAGGTTGGCTATGTTCAAGCAGACCGAGTTGACGTCGGCAGAGGTGTTAGGCATTCCGCCTAAATATCTCATTTTGCCGGTCGACCTTGAAAAGACAGGTTATGACCTGACCGCTGCCCCGCGCAACTCGGATTTCAACCCGACTACTCCGGACTTCACACGCACACTTCAGATGGAGTTGATAGTGGTGCCGTTCTGGACTGACCCTAACGATTGGTGCCTGGCGGCTGACAAAAACGATATCCCGGGCATCGAGATAGGTTTTCTCGACGGCAAGGAGGAGCCTGAACTCTTTGTGCAGGATCTGCCGAACGTGGGCAGTATGTTCAACAACGACAAGCTCACGTACAAGCTGCGCCACATCTACGGCGGCAGCGTATTGGATGCCAGGGCGTTTGACGGCAGCAGAGTAGCGTAGCGAACGGCATCGCGTTATCCCCCTCACCTTACACCCTCTCCCCAGCGGGGAGAGGGTGGATAAGGGGATGACAGCAACCAACCAAGTCAAAAGGAGAAAAATATGAAGAAGTTTTTATCAAGCCTCATGCTGTTTTTCGCGTTCATCATCTTCGCCCCGTTCGCGTTCGCCGCAACAGCGAATTACTCGGAGGTTATCCCGGGCATACAGATAGTCCCGTTTCACGTCTCCGGCCAGTACACGGCCACGACCGCGAGCGTCGTCAAATTCCAGTTGCCCTTCAAGGCGCAGGTGCTCGGCGTTTCTGCCACGGCTCGCGCGTCAGGCGGCACGACGCCGACCCTGACGGTGGATGTCGCCGAAGGCGGGACATCTATCCTGAGCGCGCCGATATCCATTACGGCAGGGACGGTAAGCGAAGGCACGGTGACGGATACGAGCCTTGCGGACGAGTCGGCGATTACGGTCAATTTGGCCATTACCGGAACAAGCCCGACATGGAACGACATCACCGTGCTCATTACGCTCAGGCGGACTAACTGACGATGCTGACGCTCGCGGACATAAGACAGAAGGTCGTTGACACGGTTAAGGACGACTCCGGCAAGCTTGCGAACCCGGAGGACTTCGACCGTAACATCGGCGCGGCGCTCAACAGGTATTCCGTGCATCGTCCGTCCGTGTTGGTCGCGGACATTGCCGGCAACGGCGGACATGACTACAGCCTGCCTTCGGGCTGGAGCGAGGGGTTCTCCCTTATCAAGGCCGTCGAGTACCCGGCCGGTAATGTGCCGGCTGATTATGTCGATAACGACGAGTACGAGATATACCAGTCGCCAACCGCGCGCAAGCTCAGGTTCAAAGCCGACGCACCGTCGGTCGCTGAGACATTCAGGGTCTCGTATACCGCTCTCCGGTCTTACGCGACCATCGCGGCCGCTGATATCGACGCCTTTGTCTGTCTCTGTGCGGCATTCTGTTGCGAAGAACTTGCCACGGCTTTTGCACAGTCGGGTGATTCGCTCGTCGCCGCGGATTCGGTGGACTACCGCGACAAGACTCAGCGGTTCGCCTCGCGCGCAAAGCGGCTCATGCAGCTATACAAAGAGCACTTGGGTCTGAAGGACGACGATGTCACGCCTCCGGCCAGCGCGACAACCGACCTGGACGTCGGGTACCCGGGCGGCAGAGACAGGTTGACTCACCCTCGCTATTTAAGAGAGAGACGGTAATGGAAATCAGAGTTTCCATATCGAGGAAGGGCGGGTTATTTGACAAACTCCCTGCCGAGGTCATTGACAAGAATCTGACGGCGGCCATGTATGAGGCGGT